AAATGGAATTTAATATAAAATATTGTTTTTTAGTATTAATATTTGAATTAGTTATAAATATATATTGTAATGATTATAAGAGATGTGTATTTTATTAAAATTTTTTCTGAGACCTAGAAACTCTTTAAAATATGGGAATCCCATAGATACGTATATTTGTCATTTTATAAAATTATGTACAAAAATGTATAATTTTTTAACAGTAATATACAGGTAATATACAAGAAAAGTTAAAAAAAAGCCAGGATAATTCCCAGCAATTTAATTTATTTTTTCCAATTCTTTTCTCATCTTTTCAATATTAGTATGTGTATATCTCTTAGTCATGCTTATGTTGGTATGCCCAATCATTCCAGTTATGGCACTCTCATTATTTGACACATCGGTTATCATTGTAGCAAAGGTGTGTCTGGTATCGTGTATAGTGTGCTCCATTCCTAATTTGGACATTATCATTTCAAATTCATTTTTCCGGAAATTGTTGTATACATAATAATTTTTTCCCGTTTTGTTAGGAATGAGATATTCTGTTTTGTTTTCCATCCGTTTAATTACAAGTGGAAGTATTTTTGGATGTATCGGAATTATACGGTTTTTTCCTGCTTCGGTCTTGCTTCCTCCAGTAATTATGTTTTTTGTCAAATCCACATTTGACTTTGGAAGTTTCAGAAGTTCATTTACCCTCATGCCGGTGTAAATTAATATAAGTATGACATCCGCATATCTTAGTTCCTCAATATTATCCCAAAGCAGCGATATTTCTTCTTCAGTAAATATCTTCCTAACTATTTTAGCCTTATGCTTAGGAAGTTTAATAAATTTGCTGTAGTCTTTGCTTATTATATCCATTTCCATAGCCTGCTCAAAAATCATGTTTATATAGGATCTTACACGTTTAAGAGTTCCGGTTGCTAAGGAAAGGCTGTCAATAAAGTTTTGAAGCTCCACCGCTTTAATACTGCTTATCTTCTTATTGTGTAAAGGTTCCAAATAGTTATAGTATGTTCTGTATGTCTTCATAGTTCCTGCTTCTATTCGGTTTTCTTTTTTCTTCATGCACATATCCATTACCTCTTTCAACGTTATGTCGGCTAAATGGACATCGTATGGGTTGATGTTGTATTCAGCAAGGGCCTGCATAGCCGCTTTCCTGTTTTCAAAATATCCTATGTATTTAAAAATTTGTTTTCCTTTATCGTTATAGCCAATTGTAATTCTTGCACCAAAAGGCTTTCTTCTTTTTCCACCTAGTTTTATAACGGATCCATATCCATTTGGATTTTTCATAAAAAAATCACACTCCTTGTATTGAATTTTAAAGGTTTGTGTGATATACTTTTACTGGTGTTTGTGAGTATATCACATTACTTAGTCCCTATTGCCGTAGGGGCTATTTTTTGTTTATTTTAAATCAATTTCTATATTTCCGCCTGTGTTAGAGAAAAAAGTACTTCCAAGTTTCAATTTTAGATTCTTTGATTCTGCAATATCTTTTGGAACATCAAAAAATACTCGCTTTTTGATTTTAACTCCGGGGTTAATGCTGTCATAATTCAAACCGTCGTCTACCATAACCATAGTAGGCGAATATTGAGTGTCCTCTGAAAAAAGCTGGAAACTTCCCGAATCAAGAGAAATCATTTCTTTTGATATGTTTTTTATAGTAACATGTAGAATCAAAAATTTATTATCTTCTCCATTAGGTTTAAATGATAAAAAACCACTTTTATCACTAACACTAGATGCTGAAGTTTTATCATTTACTGTAAGTTCAATATTTTTAGTATTTACAATATCCCCGATTTTAAATTTTTCAATTTTATCTTTTTCGTTAGATACTGAAGTTTTAGTTGTACCAGATATATTGTTCTTATCTTTTCCTATATTTCCAATAATACCTATAACAACCAGTAAAATCAGTAAAATAAACCACCATCGTTTATAGATAGGTTTTTTCTCATAATAAACTCTTCCGTCTTCTCCAATAATTTTTCTTGCCATAGTTTTTCCTTTCAAAAAATTTTTGTTTTTACAAATACCTAATCAAATCATTCAACAATTTTCTATTCTCATCATTCACAAGGTTATCTGGGATTAGATTACTGAAAATTAATCCAGCTGCAAAGTAGTTTGCTTCATTTTCTAGTTTTTCTGTCCCAAACAGGTAGTTTTCTTTCATGAATACTACACTTTCAAAGTTCTGGAATGAATGGCCCAGTTCGTGTGAACAGATTATCCGCTTGGTCAGTTTATCGTGGTTTGAGTTGATTATGATACATTTTTCTTTGTTTACTTCGCAGTACATCCCAAAAAAGGATTTGAAGTTGTCTTCGTAAATGATTTTTATATTTAACAAATTGCACAGCTCAAACGGATCATTAGTTCCATATTTTGCTATCAATCCTATTGCAATTCTTTTAAACCTGTCCTTGCTCCTCAATCTACCCACTATGCTACTCCTTTTCTTTGTTTTTTCGCTGTTTTAGTAAAATATCTATAATCAAATTCTTGAAAACCGCCATGTCGTGGTCGTCATCTTCAATACCATTGAAAAATAAAAGTTTATTTGTTTGAGTCACTTTTTCAAATTCTGCAAGCTCTGCTGCTGTCAATACGCTTGTGTCAACAACTGGTGGTGCTTCGGGTTTGGGACTGTTTTCAGTCAAATTTAATGGTCTTCTATCATCAGTCAAACCTACCAAATAATTTAAATCAACATTAAAATATTTAGCATATGCAGCCACAAATTTGCTACTTGGTTCTGATAAGTTATTTTCCCATCGAGACATCATACTTTTAGTGATATTTAATCCGAATTTGGAATTAAGTTTATCAGTAAGAGCATCCATAGATAATTGTTTATCTATTCGTAATTGTTTTAATTTATCTCCAGTATTCATATCTGTTTCCTTTCTATATGGATTTATTTTATAATATATTATACCCCATTTGTTCTAAAAAAACAACATTTTTTTAAAAAATAGAAAAAAGTTGTTGACAAAGGAACAAAAATATATTATAATGGATTTGTTCCTAATAAAGAACAGGAGGAGGTGACTTAATGAGTAATATAAAATATTTAGATTCCTTTTCTTATTTCTTCTTCAGCTCGTTTTTTAATTCTTTCAGGAGCATTCTCATAATACCTAGGAACCCAGAATAGAAACTTTCTCACAAAATTCAACACTTTATGCTTTCTATAGAACTTGGTCCAGTACTTAACGTCTTTAACCCATGAATCATCAAGATGTTTTTTAAATGCTTTATATTTTTCAGATTCATAATAATTGTATTTTCTTGTTTCAGGTTCTTCTTCTTCCTTTTCATCATCATCTGAGGAACTATTCCAATATTTCTCATCTTCTTCTTTTAGATAGTTTAATTCGGGAAATACCCAATCTGGAGTCATATCCCTATAAAATTCATTTGTCATAAACATATCACGGTCATATCCGCAATTATCATCATCATCCCACATAAATAATTCTTCCTTTCGTAGATTAATACTTATTTTATTTACATTACTAACCTGTATGAAATAAAATTTAATCTTACATACCATTGATATCTCTAAAGAAATCTAATGGTATTTCATAAGAATCATCATCTACTACGTCTGAATCATTTATAATAGAATTATCTATCAATTTATTTTGATGTAATTTATAAGTATCTTGCTGAGCTTTCTTAATAGCTTCTGCCATCAAATTATCCCAGTTCAAGATATCTTCAGACATCTTTTCTTTTTCTTGTCTTTCTTTTAACTCATCTACTAATATTTTATCTACAAGATTAAAAGTTTCTGGTTCAGGAACATACAAACCTGAATTATCAAGGTCTTCATCTCTAGCGGCTTTTGAGATTCCAAATGTTAGTAAGTTATTACCATGGTAATAAACATACAACGCTATAAGGTAAGACATTATAGAGTCATCATGCATGCCTACTCCTGCTTCGACTTTGCCGTTGGACTTCCTTACCAATCGACTTAAATCTCGTATTACATTATGAGTTACAAATTTTTCTTTATACTCTGTAACATGTCTTGCAAGTATAGCCATCATATCTTCTCT